ATTGCCAATATTGGCAAAAAACTTCCTAAATCTCCCATTTATAATTATTTAGCTTCTGGAGTACCAGCTGCTTTTTTCTTAGGTACAAAAGAAGTTGGAGATGCAGAATTACCATTTCCAGAAAAAAGAAATAAAAAACCAAAGGAGTATTCTAATGTAAAAGGATATAGTAATGCTCCAAGAAAGGCACAGACATATGGCTAACTTAAAAGATGTACCATCAGGTAACAAAGGGCTAGGAAAACTACCTACACCTGTACGAAACAAAATGGGCTACAAAGCCTATGGTGGCAAAGCCAAAAAGAAAAAGAAAATGATGGGTGGTGGTAAGGTCCACAAGAAGATGTACGCCAAAGGTGGCGGAATAAGAAAGGCACAGACTTACGGGTGAGTACAGCACTTTTATCAGAAAAGAAAAAGGAAGTTACAGAGAAACAAAAGAAGTTTCTTGATGCTCTCTTCGTAAACAAAGGCAATATATCCGCAGCCTGTGAGGAAGCGGGATACTCTCCTTCTTCTAGAACTTGGCTTGTAAAAGCCCTTGCAGATGAAATTGTAGATATATCCAAAAGAGAACTAGCCGTTAATTCGGCTACTGCTGTATCTAGGGTGGTAGAATCTATGAACGATGATGGGTTAAACCCTAGGCAAGAACTCAGACTAAAGGCTGCACAAACGCTATTAGACAGGGTTGGCCTTGGTAAAATAGAAAAACAAGAACATGATGTAAAGGCACTGCATGGAATTGTACTTATGCCAAGCAAGTCGGCAATGCCTATAGTGGAAGACAACGGTGAGGATTAGAAATGCACAAATGGTGGTTAGCTATTTTATTGGTGGCCTGCATAAGCTTTGGGCAAGGAGAATCTTTGGCCCAGACAAATACGGTGACCTCAACGAGTAGCACAGTATCTGGCACTACTACGGTAGACAGAACGGTTGGCACAGCAAATGCCCCATCGGTTGTGGTAAATAATCAAGATGTTTGTAGCTTTGCAGCGAGTGCAGCAGTGCAAACACAGATACTAGGTTTAGCTGGTGGCACAGCGATAAGAGACTTAAACTGTGAAAGACTTAAATTATCTAGGTCTTTATACAGAATGGGAATGAAGGTCGGGGCTGTAGCCATGCTCTGCCAAGATTCCCGTGTATTCCAAGCGATGGAGATGGCAGGTACACCCTGTCCATACTTCGGTAAGATTGGTTTAGATGCTGCAAAAGGTTGGGCAGAGAATCCTGAGAAGAGACCCGATTATGATAAATGGGTAAAGGAGAATGTAAGGAATGAAGAAATTATTACCGATGAAGGTGCTCTTGGTATCTTCTCTGTTCTTCTTATATTACTCTTCATATAGTCAGGCACAGTTATTAGAAGAAGGCGACACTGTTGTACAGGAGATAGAAGAAAAAGGTGATGTTAGAGAAGTTACGCAAACGACTACAACGGTGGAAAACAAAACCACAGAAGACATCCTCCACGCAGACACGGGTATTGTGGGCAACACCAAGCACGGAGATATGGACTATGACTGGGGAGGACTTGGCCCCGCAAGTATGCCAAACTGCGACAACTACTTCGGAACCGGAAGATGTGGTAAGGGCACATCAAATTCTCTAACAACATTTGATCAGTATGTAGATATAAGTGAGTTTCACATATCTGACGGAGGTACACTAGAATGGGAACTACAAATGTACCATTCACAAGCAAACACAACAGGGTACTTTCAAACAAAAGGTTATAATGATAACATACTCCAGTGGGATACAGGAGCAATAACCTTAGAAAATAACCAAACTCCAACAACGTATTCAGGTTTACATGACTTTGCTGGAGATTTAGATAGAGTATTTATAAGAGTAGGCGGAGCGAAGAATTACTTTTTTGATAATGTAGCCTACACAGTTAATTATAATGTAATAACTACAACTGTAGAAACATGGGTAGAAGTATTACAACCATTGCAAGCTCAGGAACAAATAACACAAACTATTGTAGATAGTTATACAAGTGTAACAATACCAAACGAAGATAGTTTTGAGGAAATAAACATAGACGATGTGGTGATGATTGATTTAGATATGCCAGATATGTCTATGACAGATGATTTTGAACCGGGTATGCCTGAAACAGTAAGTATTGGTGTCTCTGAGGGTATGTTTCAGGATATGGATATGGGGGAAATGTCCATGCAAGAAGTAATGGTAGAAGTAGAAACCATGGTAGCAGAAATACAGGAGTTAGAAGTTACTGTAGATGATGTGCAAGAACCTGTAGAAGTATTGGAACAGCCGAAGATAGAAGCACAACCAATTGTAGAAGAGCCTGCACAAGAAAATATAGAGGAGACCGTAGAAGTTGCTAACACTGAGATGGAGACTCCTGAGATTAAAGAAGAGCCTAAGAATGAAGTTGAAGCAGAAGAAAAGACAACTACTAGCAATACAGTGGAAGCTAAAGAAGTTAATGAGGAACCGCAAGAAAAAGAAGTAGTACAGGAAGAAGCACAAGAAGAGAAACAAGAGGTTAAAGAAGAACCAAAAGAAGAAAAGCAAGTGGTTGAAGAAGAGGCCAAAGAAGAACCTAAAGAAGTAGCAGAGAATAAACCAACAAAAGAGCAAGAACAAAAACAAGAAAAAGCAAAACAGATAATAGAAGGGCTACCTAATAGTTATGACCCTGTATCACAAGTTACTACTTTAGCTCTTGTAAATGCATTAGGACCAAATATAACAACGTATCAATCTCAGGTGGTGCAGCCACAACCAATATGGTATGCACCAGAAGAAATTTATACTGATGCAATTTTACCTGATCCGTTAGGAAATTATATTAGTGTACGATCAAATCTACAAATAGAAAAAATGATTGGACAACAGTATGAGTAATGAGGTAGAATATAAAGGAATTAAAATTAGGGGTGGCAAACTCCTATTAATACTACCATTACTTGGAACTCTCGGAGGTGGCATATGGGCTGGTTTTGAGGGTTATGCTCGTTGGGTAGCAATGGAGGAAAAAATTGCTGGATACGTTGCTCCTGATCTTACTGGTTTTACTATAAAACTTGATGTACTAGAAGAAAAACTTGCTGGTATAGAAACAGTAGTAGAATCTGAATTAGATTCAGTAAAAACTAACATAGAGACAGAGATGTCTACTGTAAAAGAATTAGTTGGTGCAGCACAAGATGATGCAAGAACAATTCGTACAGATCTAAGAACAGATATACATGATGCCCATGATCAAATTGCTGCTATAGAAAAAAGATCTAGAGCACTAGGGCAAGAAGTAAGATTAGAACTGAGAAATATAGAAAAAGATATGAGAGATCTGATTGACCATGCATCTGACAGATTTGACGGCAAAAGAACTGCAATTGAATCAGATGCAACCCGTAGAGCAGAAGCACTTGACACAAAACTTAAAGAACTAGAAGATAGGTTACGTACAATGTTACAAAGAGCATTAGATAATCCTTTAGCAGGTCAATAATGGCAGAGGATGATAAAAAATGTTGTAATGGTGAAAATTGCAACTGCGAAAATTGTACGTGTACAGAGGATAATCCCTGTGCATGTATGACTGATAAACAAGGAGAAGATAATAATGGTTGAACTAATGAATAGATTAAAAGAGCCTTCATCTTATGCAGCACTCAGTGGTGTATTTGCTATGTTAGGTATAATGGTACCAAGTGATCTGTGGCAGAGCGTAGTAATGGTTTGTTGTGGTGCAGCAGGTGCTATTGGTTTCTTTGTAGGTGAAAAGAAAGGTTAATCTATGAGATTACTTGCATTAAGAAAAAAGTATGAAGCTAATATAGATATAGCTAAAGCTAATCTTGATGTGTTATTACATTCTGCTGTGGGCATTGGAGAACATTCTGATCTTACAGCAGAAATGGATAAGTGGATAGGTGAGATTGCTTCTAACCAAGATAAGATAGATGCAATTGATGAACTAAATGAAACTAAAGATACACCACCAGAACAAGGAGATTTATTTCGTGAAACTAGCCGATGGTAAAATAAGAAGAAAGACTAGCACTATACCGTTTGGGTATGTGTTAGATACACAGGATGAAAAACATCTGTCCCCTATACCAGAAGAGCTACAAGCACTGGATCAGGCATTAACATATGCTAAGTCTTGCGGGTGGAGAAAAGCAAGTCAGTGGCTATTAGCAAAAACAGATAGATATATATCTGACGAAGGTTTAAAAAAACGTAGTAAGTTAGGAATATACTTAGATGGCAACGGAAGCCAAACTGGATAGGAAGAAGATACGTAAAGCCGTATCAACAAAGCTATCCAACGCTAAAGCAAAAGCAAAAAAAGATTCAAAACGTGCTATAAATGCACGATACAGGGCAAATAAACTACAAGAAAGCCTTAGTAAAATAGATGCAGCTCTTTCAGGTGACGGAAAAGAGCCAATATCCGAAGAAGAACTACTAGCGTTACCAGAAAAAGTAAGAAATCACGTTGCTGAGAACGAAGTTGTGTTTAAATCTAACGATGGACCACAGGCTGAGTTCTTAGAAAGTCCAGAAAGAGACGTATTGTACGGTGGAGCAGCAGGTGGAGGTAAATCATACGCACTTCTTGCTGATGTTTTAAGAGATGTAGGCAATCCTAACCACAGAGGACTACTTTTAAGACGTACTTTACCAGAATTGACCGAACTTATAGACAAAAGTAGGCAATTATACACAAAAGCGGTGCCGGGAGCAGTGTTTAAACAGGCAAAATCAACGTGGGAGTTCCCTTCAGGGGCTAAAATATGGTTTTCTTACGTAGATGATGACCGAGACGTAACAAGATACCAAGGACAAGCGTTCAATTGGATAGGAATAGACGAAATAACACAGTATCCTACTCCATATGTTTGGAATTATCTAAGATCTAGACTTAGAAGCACCGATCCAAAGCTTGGTCTTTACATGAGGTGCACAGCTAACCCCGGTGGAGTAGGAGGTTGGTGGGTAAAGAAGATGTATATAGACCCATCCCCACCCGGACAGGCATTTTGGGCAAAGGAATTTGACACACAGAAAACAATAAGGTACCCTACGGGACATTCTAAAGCAGGCGAACCTTTATTTCTGAAAAAATTTATACCAGCAAGGTTGACAGACAATCCATATCTTGCTATAGATGGTCAATACGAAGCTATGTTGCTTTCCTTACCAGAAGTAGAACGAAAAAGACTATTAGAAGGAGACTGGGATGTCGCAGAGGGAGCAGCTTTTACAGAATTTAGCAGAACGCTACATGTGGTGGAAACCTTTGACCCTCCTGATGGTTGGGCTAGGGTACGTGCCGGAGACTACGGCTACAGTAGTCCTTCTTGTATTCTTTGGGGTGCTATAGACTGGGATAACAACATCTGGATATATAGAGAACTGTATATAAAGAACAAAACCGGTGAAGCTCTCGGTGATTTAATACTAGAATTAGAAAGAAACGACCCAAACATGCAAATATCCGTATTAGATGCAAGTTGTTGGAACAGAACAGGGTTAGGGCCTAGTATAGCAGAAACAATGAACAGAAAAGGCTGTAGATGGGTTCCATCAGACAGAAACAGACTAGCAGGAAAGATAGAAGTGCATAGAAGACTAGCTTGTGACAGTAGAGGACAACCAAGAGTAAGAATTATGGAAAATTGCACTAATTTAGTAAGAACATTACCTACATTGCCTCTATCTAAAAATAATCCAGAGGATGTAGATACAAAAGCAGACGATCACGCATATGATGCGTTAAGATATATGATGATGGTGAGATCTTTGCACAATGCAAGTACACCATATTATTCTAGTAGGCAGATGCAACGATATGTGCCGGAAAATGAGGTATTTGGATACTGATGGCTGAAATAGATTTTACAGGTAAAAGTGCAGTAGCTGATAGAATGAATATGACATTTGATGAGTTACTTGATCTTGAAGTTAAAAAAAATCCTAATAATAAAGGAGAAGTTGCAGCTGTAAAAAAACTGCTATCTTTAGACACTGTAAATTTAGGCGAAGGAAAAAAGACTACTTTTCTTAAATTAACTCCAAATCAAGTTCAAGGACAGGGTGAGTTACTTAAAAATATTTTTATAACAGGAAGTTTAGCAGAAAAAGGAAAACCTTCTGTTCTTAAATCTATTGTACGATTAAATGCTGTATTTGAAGGTGCAGGGCTATCCCAACGTGGAGGTTACCTGTCTACTTTGTTAGAAAAAGAAGTTGGTAAAGAAGCTTATGAAAATGCGTCTGGCTGGAGCAAAAGACGTGCTAGAAAAATAATAAGTGAACTTCCAGATAATTTTTATAAAAAAGTTCCTTCTGTTATTGCAAACTTAGATGGTGAAGCAAAAAATTTAGCATCAGTTATGTTTTTAGGTGGGTTTAGACCTTCTGATATGGATGGATTAAATATAGAAAAAATAGATTTTAGTGCAGGTGTTATAAACGCTGCAGACACTAAAAGTGGTAAAAAAACTATAATTTTATCTGATCCTATATTAGATATATTACGAGTACAAAAAGGTAATCGTACATCTGGACCACTTTTTGCTGACATTAAAGGTTCTACAAAAACTATTAATGACAATTTAAAAATAGCTTTTCCAGATGGGGTACAAGTATATAAACCTAACAAAGAAGTTTATGTAAAAGAAAACATTACATCTTATAATTTTAGAAACGCAAACGAATCTATGCATGTAGAATTAAGCACACCAGATTCTGAAAGAAGAATAGCAACTGGGAGAGCGGGTGTAGATGAAGGTGCAGGATACGTAACAAGTAGAACAAATAAGATAAAAGTAACACAATCTGGTAATATGGTGGCTGCTAAAGTTGCTGCATATACAGGAACAAATTCTGTAAGCCAACTGTTAAGTAATTTAGGGTATGATAATGTATCAGAAAAAACAGCTAGGATTGCAGTTACACAAGATTTATTAACTGATGAAATTTACTCAGCACAACTTGCAAAAGGATTTAAAGAGTCTTTACCAGCAACTGGAACAGCACTATCTGCTCCTGCAACCGTAGATTTAAATCAATCGGAATCTGTAAGAGCAATGGGTCAAGCTGATGCTGATGCTTATATTGCTGATAAAGAACTATCTGCTGCAGAAAAAAAACAAAAGGCTGCAGAAATAAGAGCACAAACAGACGACATGTTAAAGAAACCAAAAAAACTTTCACAAAAAGTATTAGACCTTATAGCAAGAACAAAAATAGGTAAACCTGTAGCTGCAATTATAGGAACAGGAGCGGGAGCAACAGTTTTTGATACAGAAGCAGCACCGTTTGATTTTCCAGATGCATTATCACCTATAGGTTTAGAACCATCTCCTGTCGCTTCTGAAATGTTTGAAATGCAGGGCTATGATCCTCAAGGATTTGAAATACAAAGAGGGGTGTTAAGGGGAGAACAACAGCAAAAAGAAAGAGAACGAGAAGAACAAGATGCTCGTGTAACTGAAGCTATGAACGAGCTAGGATTTTAACAACAACCAACCAAAAGGAGGCAATTATGCCACAAGGAGTAAAAGGTGCATACAAATCTGGTTACATAATGGGTCAGATGGGTAAACAAGGTGCAATGAATGAAGCTAACGAAAGTTCATTACATCGTGAAGGTTTAGATGGAAGCATCGCTGGTGCTAACGCTGGTACTATTAGTGGACCATTTCAATCAACACAGGATTCTAAATCTGTATCATCTAACCAAACAGGTGCATTAGGTACAGTAATGGGTGCTTCAAAGTACACACCATAACGTAAAGGGAACAGTATGTCTGATCCAACTGATTTAACAGAAGAAGTAGCAAACAGCTCAGGAGTTATTGGAGTAATTCAAGAACGCATGCGGGCTGCTGAAGATGGTAGACAATCCCACGAAGACCGCTGGTTAAAAGCGTATAAAAACTTTCGTGGAGTATATGATTCTACCACACAGTATACCAGCACAGAAAAGTCTAAAGTATTTATAAAGATAACCAAGACTAAAGTGTTAGCTGCATATGGTCAAATTGTAGATATTCTATTTGCAAATAAGAAGTTTCCAATAAATATAGAAGCGACTCCAGTGCCGGAAGGTATTGCAGAGTTTGCTCATATGAAAACTCCTGCAGATGATATTGTACAAGAAGGACCAGCAGATCCTTTTGGTTTTTCTGGAGATGGTAGGCAATTACCACCCGGAGCTACAGAAGCAGAACAACCTAACCTTGATTTTTTAGGTTCTACTGCAAATAAGTATGGTCCAGAGGCTCCTATAGCTGAAGGCCCATCAAGAATAGCTGAACCACAAATATCTCCTGCACAAAGCTGTGCGTTAAGAATGGAAAAGATTATTCAAGATCAACTTACAGATACTAACGCTGTTAATGTTTTGAGACATGCTATATTTGAGTCCAGTCTTCTTGGTACAGGAATAATAAAAGGTCCATTTAATTTTGGTAAAACTATTCATCAATGGGAAGATACACCAGAAGGTAGAATGTATACGCCTTATGATAAACTTGTGCCACGCATTGAAGCAGTAAGTATTTGGGATGTATATCCTGATCCTACTGCTACAAACATAGATGACTGTGAATATGTAATACAGAGACACAAGATGAATCGTTCTCAATTACGTAATCTTATGAATATGCCTATGTTTGATCCTGAAGCAGTGCGAGAAGTTATTGCTGGGGGTGGTAATTATCAAGAAAAGTATTTTGAAGATACAATTCGTGATGATGAAAATGAACCATACACAGATAATGAACGCTATGAAGTATTAGAATACTGGGGAATACTTGATGCAGCATTTGCTAAAGAATTAAATATAGAAGGTGCAGATGAGTTAGACCCACTAGATCAAGCACAGGTAAATATCTGGGTTTCTGGAGGTCAAGTTCTAAGAGCTTGTGCTAATCCATTTACTCCAGAAAGAATGCCATACTATGCATTTCCATACGAACTTAGCCCATACCAAATTTGGGGTGTAGGTGTACCAGAAAACATGGAAGATGCACAAATGTTAATGAATGGTCATGTACGTATGGCTATAGATAATTTAGCACTTGCTGGCAACCTTGTATTTGACGTAGATGAGACATCACTTGTACCCGGACAAAATTATGACATTTTTCCCGGAAAAGTGTTTAGAAGACAGTCAGGAGTTACTGGAACCGCTGTAAACGGCATAAAATTTCCTAGTACTGCTGGCGAAAACATACAAATGTATGACAAAGCAAGGCAACTTGCCGATGAGGAGACAGGTATACCAAGCATTATGCATGGTCAAACGGGAGTAACAGGCACAGGAAGAACAGCATCAGGACTATCTATGTTGCTTGGTTCTTCAGGATTATCTATAAAAACAGTTATTAAAAATATAGATGATTACCTACTTAAACCAATGGGAGAAGCTTTCTTTCAATGGAACATGCAGTTTAATGACAATAATCCAGATATAATTGGTGATCTTGAAATTAAACCAAAAGGAGCTGCTTCTGTAATGCAAAAAGAAGTACGTTCACAACGATTAACTATGTTACTACAAACTGTAAGCAACCCTATGCTTGCACCATTTATTAAAATACCAAATCTGTTAAAAGAACTAGCTATATCACAGGATATTGATCCTGACAGCTTAGTAAACGATGTAAACGAAGCACAGATATACGCTGAAATACTCAAAGGATTGCAAGATGCCCAACAACCTGAAGGACCCGAAGGACCCACTCAAGGGCCTAGCCCCGCTACTGGGGCAGGACAAGATGGAATGGGAGGTGTTGGAGGAGTACCTCAAGAACCTCCACAAACAAACATTAACGGCACTGGTGATGGCACCATCGGAACTGGAGGTGTACCGTCTGCAGGGGAAAGCGGGTTTACTGGAAATACTCCTCAAGTTGAAGGATAACTTTAGAGAAATGAAAAAGAATGGCAATTGAACCAAACACATTTGACTCCGCTTCTGTAAGTTTAGACCAAGAAAACTTTGGCAAAATACCAGAAAGTCAATTTGATACTGCTATGGCTAGTAAGATGCAGGAAGACATTGCAGATTCTCTTACTCCAGAAGACATAAAACCTAGTGATGCAAATAAAGTAGATGTGCAACTTCAAGGTAATATTGCTGTAAATTTAAGAAAAAAAGATTTATTTACTGGAGATTTATCTACTTTTGAAGATCCGGATGCTGAATCTGCATCAGATAAAATAGATGCTGTTTTTAAAAGTTCTTCTCCTTTTACTACAGATCCAACAAAACTTGATCTTAGTGGAAGAAATACAGGACCAGATGCAGTATTAAAACCTGTAGGCATATCAGGAAAAACAGCAGAAGAAGAACTTGCCGAAGCTGTTGAACGAGATCCAGATACTCCACCACCAATAGGTGAGTTAGATTTTAGTCAATTATCAGATCCGGCAAAAAGATATGCTATAAAAGGTTATGAATCTATAAGAGATTTTTTTACAAATCCACCTCCAGAAATTCAAACTACTGGAGCTTATGATATTTCACAAGGGGGCTATCGCCAACCCTATTCAACAGGATATTTAGGAACATACCCTATAGGTTTAAGCTCTGCTCCACCAGCATCTTTAGCAGGTCAAGGTAATGTTTCTATGATGCCTTTTGCTACAGGAACAGCAGCAGGTTTAGCAAATCTTGGTGTGCGTGCTGGAACACAAACAGGGCTAGGAACTTTTTCAACAGTGGGAGCTTCGGGCACTGTTCCATTTCCAACAGGATTAGGAACCGATGTAACAAAAACAGCAGCTGGATCTAGTGCTATGAAAGTATTTGGTCAAGCTGCAAGTATTTATGGCATATATGACGGTATAAAGAACAAAGATTATTTTTCTGCAGGAACCTCCCTTATAACACTACTTAATCCTGCAACCGCAATACCTGTGGCTATTCTTCAAGGAGCAAAAATGTTATTTGGTGCTTGGTCTGCTAGTAAACGACCTAAACCAAAATTTGGTGGTGCAGAATTTAAAGCAGAAAAAAATAAACTAATGGCTACAGAAGGATATGGCTATAATGGTTACCAGCCTTCAGCAGGAAAAGCTACTGTAGCTTCTATAGCAGATTATGTAAATACCTACGTAAAAACATTTGGTTTACAATTTAATGGAACTAGGTGGGCAAAAGCAATAGAGGCTGATCCTAGATTAAACCGTTATGATACTATGAATGATAGTGGATATAATGATCCATCTGTACTTAGCCGTAAAATATTTGAGACAGAAGGGTTGATAACAGGAACTCCAACATATAATGGTCAACCAATTACAAGCCAAGAAGATTATAAAGCAAAAATGGAAGAATTTAACGAGTACTACAAAAAGACAGCCCTTGAACGTGGTGGACTTGTAGATGCAGCAGCTGTAGGAATAGATCCTGATACACTATCTAACAAACATAATAAAATTACTTTTAAAATAGTTTCTCAAGTTT